ACTCCAGAATTATAGGTTAATTTGCAGGTTAATCGGTGTGAACTTCATCTTCGCATCATACTGGCGATAGGTACGACCTAGACCTTTGATGCCGTCACGGATACACTCTTCTAGTGCCAACTGGACGAACAGGTTGATGGATGCATTGTCACCAACGCCACGCTTGATTTGTGCCTTGGTCGTGAAAAATGACACGCCATTCACAATTACTCGGACTTTGTTACTCATTTAATTACTCCCAATCTTCATCATCAATAGGTCTATTATCGCTGATTTCGGGCAGATTGTCAAGAGGTATGGGAGGAGTGTTGTTAGGAGGCAACGTTGTCGGAATGACAAAAGATAGTTCGTAGGACATTGCAGTAATGACAATACCTAGAAGGATGAAGGTTATTTGAAAAATGACAACTAAAAACCATGTCATTTGAGGGGAATTATTGCCTTTGTTTTGATGCAAATATAATCGGTCTTGGTGGAGATAAGTGTACCGTTGGCCTCGGTGCATTGTTTGGCATGTTCAGTTTGTTCATGATATAAACCAAACACCAGAATAGGAACAAGGCAGATTAACCCTGCCCATAAACTTATCATTATTTGTTTTTCACTCATTTTTTACCTTCTACACAATAACCACCAACAAATTGATATACATTAGAATCCACACGGACTTGCTCATAAATTTGATTGTCAACGCATTTGAATGGATCTTTATAATTTTGTGACCAATAGAATGCACCGTAACCTATGCCTGCTAGTACCATCAAAATTGGAATATACTTCAGGAATTTCACAACCCCTGGCATCATCTCCAATAACTTCGGTAATATGTTTAGCAATTCTTTCATTTTTTCTTCTTGGCTAACTTATTCTTTGCTATCTCAGCAGCACGTGCCAAGGCATCTTTTTCTTCTTTTTCTCTCTTTTCTTTTTGGCGCATCACCTCAAGTTTAGCACGATCTTCATCAGCCTTGGCGATCAGACCTTTAATCAATAACAAGGTACGGTTCTTTTCCCGTTCTGCAATGATTTTAACGGCTAACAGTTTACCCTCATAACTCTTGGCACCCTCAAGTAAACCTTCCGCAATGTCCAGTTTTTTTTTCTTGGGCTTGTGGGCTTCTAGTTTTGCTTTGAGGTCGTCAGCATCATCGGTCATAGTGCCTTATTTATTTCAACGGTACCGATTGCTGTGGACGAATCCATTCTCCTGCACCTTGTAGGTCTTTACCTGCACCCGTCAGTATGCCAGAGGTTGTGTTACACGCTGCCAATAATAACAGCATCATTGCTAATATGATTTTCATAGTATATACCCACCTTCAACAAAGTTAGTTCGGCTCTTCATTTGCATTTTTTCTACAAATAGTTTACCACCAAAACCGCACCGGTTTTCATCATCACGCATTGCCTTGGCACCTAACTTGATATGATTACCATACAATAGGTCATACACTCTAATGGATGAGGAACTACCACATTCCTCACCCTCTGGTGCAAAAAAGGAACAGTCCTTACATAATTTCATGATACACCTGTCCAACGAACACGGTTAATATAGGAGGCTTGGTCAAACACATTACCACGTATAAAATTACGGGCAGGTGATTTCCAACTTGCGGCTCTCAATATATTACCGCTTGCTTTTTCAACAAAGCAGTGTACCGAGCGGCTACCACCACCAGAAATACTGACAACCTTTACATACTTGCTACCGGTTTCAAACTCAATGCCAAACTTGTCTTTTTCCAAGCAATCCAATTCTGTAAGGAACTTGGCATAGTCTGCCACGATTACATCTTTCAAACCAATCAAGGCCGTAGCCAACTCATTGCTCACGTTCATATCATCTCTCCATATGCAATTGCATCTTCATCATAACTATTGGCGGCGTGCATTCTTGCCTCATGTTCAGCATACAATGCATCCATCAAAGCTTCATATTCATCATCAATTTCTTCTTCAATACTCATGGCTGCCAAATCGGCAGCCAATGCATTAATTTCATCTTCGCTAACAGTTGTCATTTGAACATCTCCAATAAAATCATCACAATACGGATTGTAGTCTAACCCGTCCGGTTTGTCAACCATTGTCAAATTGTTAATCATCCAGAACTTCTGCCATGTGGTTCTCATTCAGTTTGATAATGGCTATAGCATCCCGTATCTCTGGCCAGTCTGGACGGTTCCTGTACGTACCGATATAGAATCCCCGTATGGTACTCAATCCACGTAGCATATCACGGTTGGAAATGTATACAAAATCATAACTAAAACCTTTTATTCTCTTTCTGATAACAAAGTCTTGGAACTCTTGATAGTTGCCAGCAACAACAAAAAGTTTCAATCTTGACATCAGAATTCCTCTGCAATCTGTCTGGCAACTATTTCATTCAACCTTGCAAACTCGGCAAGGTACTGTATCTCATTCCAATCCTGTGTTTCATTACCACGTGGACGAAAACCGTAGGCATCTTTGAACCTATCGGAATAGATACATGCATACTGCTCCAAAAGGGACATCTCATCCCATTTTCTTAAACTCATTGCTCAACTCCTTTAAATCCTAGTTCAAATTCCATCATCAGCATTTTAGCGATATTAATAAATTGACGAGCCGACTCTTTTGAATCATACTCAATCATCTCCTGTGCGTCGGACAGATAACTTGCAACTACCATACCTGGACCAGACAACCTAAACGTAGTTGAATCTTTTATTGATTCTAAAATATCAGCCTTTGAGGCACCGTATGCCTGCAACTCCCAATTTAAATCACTCATATAAACTCCTATCTAAAAACTATCAATGCTAACAGTACACTATTAAAGAAAAATCCAACTGCATTACTTATAATATACAGTCTGTCATTCCTACCTAATGCACGAATCAAAAACAGAAACAAACCTGCCCAGACCATCAACACCATGCTAACAGGTGGAAGTCTATCGTTATAACCTAGAATCACACCAATACTTGTTGGTAAGGTTGCTGCATGTATCAACACCATACCGATCCAACCGCACAATTCGGTCAAATCAAAATCTGTTCTTATTCTCATATCAAACTTACTTTCTATCTAATCTTCTATGTTCTTATTATGACAGATATCGGCAAGATTGTCAAGAAATAGTGGCATTGTTGTAAAAAAACGACACCGGAGTGTCGTTTTCTGTTATCTATTTGGAAACTTTCGCTTCCTCCACAGTGATTTACGTTGTTTTTCTTGCACTTGAAATGTTAAATTTTTAGCCATTATAACTCCATAATATATTTGGTCCGGCGTGCAGGAATCGAACCTGCATTTATAGCTTAGAAGGCTACTGTTCTATCCATTGAACTAACGCCAGTTAAACTGAACCGCCTGGTCCATCTTTGTTTTCAACTTTTGTTTTACGCCACTGTGCAGTGTCAACGGGATCACCAATATGTAATGATGTTAAACTATCTTCTTCACCAATATAACCTTTGAGAAATGTATTAAACGATAGACTAATACGGGTGTCTTTACTTTCTGTTTGTTCTACCATATGTGTTAGGTATGATGGAAATATTACCATGTCACATGTACCTACATTGAACCACCATGATTCTGAATTGAATGGATTATAATTATTTGTAGGTAATGAAATGCGTTTATATCCACTCTTGTAAAAATAGATTTTATCTTTTTCTGGATCAGCATTAATATACAATACACCTGACAAATAACTATTCGGGTGCTCATGTTTATGATGATATTCACCTGGTTTTGTAAAGTTTAACCATGATTGTGTAATGTATGCCTCAACAGGATTATATGGTGATTCTATGTTGACCATATAATGATTTACATAGAATTGAATGAATGATTTTATCCCAGACATTGCAGGATCATCCAATACGTACCGATCTACACTTGTGGTATTACCTGTATTTTTGGTTATATTTTTTGAACAGTTCTGAACGAATGCAACTTCCTCATCAGTAAATTTACGGTGTAGTTTACTGAAAGCTACTGGCGTAGGAAATACCTGATTAATAATTGGTTCAGGATACATTGTAATGGTACTTTTTTTTATCTGTTCAACTGTATCAATTAATGTTTCAGTTTTTTTCTTTTTTATTGACATTTTCTTCTCTTTCAATATCTAACCATAAGTATACTGCTGTTTCATCAATCGCCCGTTGCGACCAGACCTCTTCATTCTCAAGCACTGGTATATCGTATTCATCGGACATCCATGGTTTAGTATTAGATGCGGTAATCATATTCTCTCTCACCATACATTTCATGATACATCATTCGTTTCACTGTGTCAACTCTTTGAGCGGTATTTTTTGCACCCATCACCACTATTACCTGATGGTGTGCCTCATTCTTCACCTGCTGTTCAATCAATATAGCAACACAAAATCCTGCAGGATTAGTGAAACCAGTTTTGCTCAACAATATAGAATCAAACTCATGAAGCAGGACTTTGTTAGTGTTACTCAGTACAACCGGTCTATCTTTGCGTTTAACTTGAACCAAGATAGTCGTTTCTTTTTTGGTAGAAATATCACGTATCATTGGATAGAATGCTGCACCAACTACTAAATGTGCCACATCATCGGCAGTGGATACATTACCAATATTCAGTCCAGTAGGATCATTGAAGTGCGTATTCTTTAGTCCCATCAGTGTAGCACGAATATTCATATTAGTTATGAACTTCTCACGACCACCTGGATAATCTGCCGCAATCGTTTCTGCTGCAGCGTTATCTGATTTGATTAACATGGCGTGAAATAACTCACCACGGGTATACTCACGGCGTGGTAGTTTACTGTGAGTTAATTTACTCAGTGTCAGCATTTTGTCCATATCTGTATTATGATCTAGTGCCACAATTGCGGTCATTAGTTTGGTAATACTGGCCAATGCACGAACTTGCTCAATGTTTTGACCTTTGATAATAGAATCATGTTTCAAATCAATGTGAATGATAGACATGGTGTTTGTCGGAACAATTCGTTTATGCTTTGTTGTTTTGGCTTCTACTGACCCAACAACTAATACGCACAATAGAAAAACAAAGACCAGCATCTCAACAACGGTCATTTGTCTTGCATTGTACCAATTTTCTATGGCGTATTGAATGTCCAATAGTTTGTTTTTTATATTCATGTTATTTCATTAGTTTTGTAATCATCTCTTCATAACCTTCACATAGTTCTTCGTAGTATTCAGTTTCACTATATGACTCTAAAAGTTCTTGCCTTATTTCTTTAAGTATGTAACACAAGGTCTTGAATTGTTTTACATGGGTAAAAAACTCTATTGTAACATCAATCTTTTCAATGATGCTAAGTTCATCTTCTGAATCGTCTGTCATTTTATTATATGATAGAATGGTTGAATTGTCAAGTCACCATTTTTCGGCACGTTGCCATGTATCGTCATAGTCTGCCGCATAATCGGTAACATCAGGAATATTTACTGCAAATTCATCTACACCCACTTCTTCCCAATCTAGGCCTTTTTTTATTGCGGTAGATATTCTAGAGGACTTTTCACGTGTTGCTGCACCTTCTGGTGTTTGATGATACTCGGTGAGTTTTTGTGAACGTATTGCTTTATCTTCTTCACTGTGAACACGAATGTTACCACACGAACGTGAACAATATGGTCCACGTTTAGTGTGTGTTATGTTACATGTTGGGCAGGTTTTTTGAACAGGCATACATTAGAAGTTATCATTCACGGTTGTAGATTCCATTTCATTCTCTATGTATTCGCATAGTAAATGACCCAATATCAAATGACCTTCTTGAATTTGCGGTGTGCGTGATGATGGCACTGCAATATAATAATCTGAAAATTGCTTCATCCAAGTTGTTTTCAAACCAGTGAATGCAATATTGACCAGTCCAAGTGTACGACCAATCTTCATTGCTTCAAGTATATTTTCTGATTTACCAGAGGTAGACAAATAGATTGCTATGTCACCAGATTTTGCAAGTGCTGATAGTTGACGGGAAAATATTTCGTTGAAGTTGTAATCATTACCAATGGCAGTGAGTGCTGAAGTATCGGTGTTTAATGCGATGGCAGCATATGGTTTGCTTTGACTCATAAAGTGGCCAATCAATTCTGCTGACAAGTGTTGTGCTTCTGCTGCTGAACCACCATTACCCATAAAGAATATTTTATTGCCATTGCGGAGTGCAGTAACACATGCCTCTGATGCTCTCTTTAATTCTGTAATTGGTGCAGGTATATTGTTTGATGCGAAATTCTCTTCTTTGTTCATAAACAAATCGGATAGCATTCGCTGGGTGTTGACCAGTTTGTCCACAAAATTCATAATAACTCCTAAATTGATTCAAGTGCGTCTTGTGCGTTACATGTGATGATGAAGTTAATAAATGCTACAGCTTCATCCTCATTCTCATAATATCTAATAATGGTTTGTGCGGTATATTTGGAAACTATCATTAATAAAATGTAGTGGTCACGATAGGTGGAGAACTTAATCCACCACCCATTGCGACTCACTGGATACCAAAATTTAGTCTTAGACTCAATTTCCAGCCTTAGTTTTGGTTGATTCACTTTTGAGGATTTTCTTTGCATCTTCTGCCGTATTCTGATTAAAAGTTACCATCTTCTTTGTGTATGTAGTAAACTGATTATCTGTGATGGAATCAAAGTACGCTAGAGTATTATCTACGAATTGCTTGTTAAAGTCAATAGTTTTCACGGCTGCTTCCTCGGCTTTGCGGTTAAGATCATTAAAAGTATAAAATACTGGAAATTGTGGTTGATTTAAAAACATTGTAGTTTCCTTTTGTAGTTGAATTCATTGAGTAACATATCCACGTCCGCAGGGGTCTTTGGATTATGTGCCGAAATATATTGTTCTATTTCGCTTATTTGTGGTCTTGTGAACCATTCTATCAGTTTTTTTAACATTGTGCAACCCTCCTATGCTATTATATAGTAGAGAAATGTTGCTTTGCAGTATTTTATTTAGTGATATCTGGTATTTGAAGGTTGGTCAAATGGGCACGGCGTATTTTGCATTGGCACCAGTCATTATAATAGGTAGAAGATAGTAGTGCATCTCTGGCAAATATTTCTTTTGTTTCTAAGTACGCACATTCCGATTTAGTCTTACATAGGTGAAGGATCGTTCTTACGAACTTATCCTCACCTAAGATTGAGACATCCTCTTTGAGTGTTTCATTGGAACCATAATATGTTTGCCAGTCAGAAGGCTTTCGGATCTTTTTTCTTTTACCTTTGATTTGCTTGTAACCAGCAGCAGTAAAGTATTTGCGTCCAATATATTTTCGTCCTGTAATTGTGTTCTCTATCATGTAGACAAAACCAAAATTCAATCCATCATCAATATATTCACTATCACATAATAACCATTTCATAACTATTCATCATCCTCATCATCATCACCAAAATCATCTGGATCCAATACTAAGAATTCACCACAAAATGGACAATGTGCAGGATCTGACTCTGTATTCATTTCATCATACTGAATAACAAATTCGGTACTACATGCGGAACATTGGTGTTGAAGTCTAATCATTAGTTACACCATGATTGTTTGGCCTCACCGAAGTATTCACGGGCAAAACCATTTGCGATTAATTGAGCACGGAGACTTTGGCCATCAAGTATAATATCACCTAGTACACGGCCACCAAACTTATCCCATCCGTAAAGTGTTGCTTGGCGTTTAACTGATTTATTAACTAGATTTTTGGTGAATGCTGATGCTGCTTGACCACGTTGATCTTCACTTGGACATTGAGCACGATGACCTTTTTCTGGTGTGTCAACTCCATAGATACGAACGGCCAATTCTTGTTTGAGTGGTGGTGGTAAGAATGGTGCAGCAATGACTACAGTATCACCATCACTTACACGGACAATAACTGCTTCATACGTCACACCTTCTGGTGTTTTTGCTGCTTGTGCTGGTAGAAATAAACAGAGAAATAAAAATCCTACTAGGGCATATATTTTTTTCATATCGTTTCCTTACATATTTGGTTGTATATATCATTTCTTGCACTGGATGGTGTGAGCATTTCAACTACATACGTACCGAATTCATGTGATGATTTGAACACTACATTTTCATTCACATCAACATACCACTCAATCAGTATATACAGATTTGCTTCATTACAATTCAGAACTCCATAAGTATATATCTTGCTTACTTCCGTCTTGATTACGTCATTATAGGACGGTTTCTTGTATGCAGTAACCGCATGAAACTCATACATTGGTTGTTTCTGATCTTTGAGCATTCCTTTTTCTAGGTATAACAACCAATCGGCCCTCTCTGATCCGAGAACCCATTCTTGCTCTATAAAAGGAATTTTAGTTGTGCCGTTTTGTATTTCTACAAAAGGTAAACGATATGATTCTGATGCATGTGCTGCGACTGCTATAAGTGATGCAACCACAATGAAAAATATGCGTTTCATGGAATTACTCCCGAAACTTTTATTTAGTAGATATCTACAAGGTTATCCTTAAAGATAGTCCAACACTGTTCCCATGTCCACATATCAGATCGTTGCTTGACTATATCACGATCCATCTCTAAACAAACCATAATTGCTTTGTGTAGATTCTTATCCATACAACCAGTGTATTCATCAATCACATCTAATGGACCATCTACTGGGTATGCTGCAACTGGTGTGCCTAAACTCATTGCTTCAATCATCACAATACCAAACGTATCAGACTTGCTTGGAAAGCAAAAGACATCAGCACGTGCATAACTGTTAGCTAACTCTGAATCTTGTTGATATCCCAAAAACTTTACTCTAGGATATTTCTCTTCTAATTTTTTCCTGTATGGTCCATCACCAACAATTTCAATATCATATGTGTCTTGCATTACGCATAATGCATCTAGGTTCTTTTCTTTTGATACACGACCAACATACAATACAATAGGTTTTTTACCGTAATTATATCCTTTTGTTGGTTTTAATTTATTTCTATCTACACCTCTAGTCCATGTAACCATTGGACCAGTGAATCCTTTACCTTCCAACTCTCTCTTCATTGATTTTGTGTTGACCAACAGTTTACCTGAATGCTTATGAAACCAACGAAGATAACTCCATGTCATTGGCATGGGTATGCCATAGATTGCTTTTAGGAATTCAGGGAATTTAGTATGATAAGAAGTGTTGTACCTATAGCCCCGCTTGTCAAGATAAAGTCTAGCACACAAACCAAGAGGACCTTCTGTGGCGATGTGTATATAATCTGGAGATATCTCTTCAATTTTTTTGCCAATTTGCCACGGAAAGGCAAGTTTAACTTCAGAGTAGCCTGGGCAACTAACATGTAAGAACTGAAGGGGAGTAAGGTATACAATAGTATAACCATCCAAAATCGCATGTTCTTCCATACTTTTGAAAGTGACCACAACACCGTTAATTTGATCTGGAACATTGTCTGTTATTATTAAGATTTTTTTAGACATGATGACTCAACTTTAAAATTCTAGATAATTTTTATTTCTGTCAATATACTTTTCAAATGACATATCCAAATCCTCTCCGTGAAACCTCTGAAGATTTGATACAGTTTCATTATAATCAAAAGGAGGAATCATTGTGTAGTCGTGAGGTTGTTTTGCAAAAGGCAATCCGTTAATATATAACTTGACAACATCATCTTTCAACTCTTGTTGCTTGATTGACTCAGCTCTCAACTCTTGTTGCTTGATTGACTCAACATTGCCACGAACTTGTTCACCAACAATTGATTTAATTACAAGAGCTTGTCCAGCAGCATTTGATGTAACTAAAATAAAGAATGAAATTAAAAACAAGTGCTTCATAAAAATATCCTCACTATTGTTTAAGTTGTTTACAATTTACTTCTATCTTAAAATTCTTAAATTTTACCCAGTATGATAAACTAGATTTAGCCTGTTCACAAGATTGTTGATCAGGAAACTCCATCGTCATTCGTGCTGGAATGTCCGTTGGATCGTTTAGGTGTACTGCTATTAGTATCATTAACCACATTGTCGTTCTCCTGTGTCCATGAGATTATTTCCCATCGTCCATCATGATGTTCAACTAATGCTGTGCATGATTCAACCCAATCACCGTCATTCATATAAACTACACCATCAATTTCTTTTATCTCTGCTTTGTGTATGTGACCACAGATCACACCATCATAACCTTTTTTCTTACAGTAACCAGCAAGATTCTTCTCAAACTGAAACATAAAATCTATAGCACGTTTTACACGTTGTTTAAGATAAAGGCTAAGAGACCAATAGCCAAAACCAAGTCTATGACGGAACCAATTGAATCTAGAGTTGAGAGCAAGAACGAAATCATATGCTTTATCTCCTAATATGGATAGCCATGGTGCCAGTCTTGTGATACCATCAAATAGATCACCATGAGTTATAAGATATCTTTTACCATCTGCACCAATGTGTTCACATTGATTTGTAACTTCTAATAATCCAAATCCTAGTCCATAGTGCAGGTATGGTCTGAGAAATTCATCATGATTGCCTAGAACATAAACAATTTTTGTTCCACGTTTGGCATGACCAAGAACGTTGCGTACCACATTAGTATGTGATTGCTTCCAACGCCATTTGTTTTCTTTGATTTTCCATGCATCGATTATATCGCCAATAAGATACAATGATTCGCATGTATTGTGCTTGAGAAAATTATTCAGATGCCCTGCCTTGCAGTCTTTTGATCCAAGGTGAACATCTGAGATAAAGATACTGCGGTAGGTTTTATCCATTATAGTTTCTGGTTACGGATCCAGAGTCACCATATCCCGTGACCGATTTGTTCGTTTAGATAACATATCTATTGAAACAGAGTTTTTAAACACAACTGTCACAATTACGCTGCTTTACCCCATACGTTTTCCCATGTACCGGACAATGCGCCCTTTGAATAATCGGTTGCTCGATTCTCAAAAAAGTTTGTATGTGTTGGTGCATTAATCATTTCTTCTACCCAAGGCAGTGGGTTCTTCTTCACTTTGAATATACCTTTGAGTCCAAGACTGATCAATCTACGGTCTGCAATGTATCGAATGTATTGCTTCACATCTGCCGCAGATAGACCTTCAATACCGCCTGTAGCAAATGCCAAATCAATGAAGTTATCTTCTAGTTCTACCATTCTTTCTGCGATAGAATAGATTCTCGATTTGAGGTCATCATTCCATATTTCTTTGTTCTCTTCAATGTATGTACGGAACAGTTTAATCATTGACTCGGCGTGTTGTGTTTCATCAACGATTGACCAAGTAATAATTTGTCCCATACCCTTCATCTTGCCTTGTCTAGGGAAGTTAAGTAGCATGATAAAGGAACTGAATAGTTGCATCCCTTCGGTGAAAGCAGAGAATACTGCAATGTGAGTAGCAGTAGTAGCCCTATCGCCACTCTGTGTGCTAAGATCAAGAACATAATCATGTTTGTCTTTCATCTCCTGATATGCTAGAAATTCTGAGTATGTGGTATCTGGCATACCTAGTGTTTCGATCAAGTGTGAATATGCTGCAATGTGTAATGCCTCACGTGCCGCAAAACCAAGCAACATCATTCTTACTTCAGGTTGCGGGAAATAAGGTAGATAATTATTAACATAACCACCTGCAACATCAATGTCACCCTGAGTAAAAAATCTGAATACATGAGTGAGAAAATTCTTTTCGTCTTTCGATAGTTTATTTTTCCAATCCTTAACATCCTCAAGCATCGGTACTTCAGTGTGAATCCAGTGTGACTGTTCATGTTGTAACCATGAGTTGTATGCCCAAGGATAGGCAAATGGTTTGAATGCTGTTCGTTCATCGGTTAATCTTACTTGCTGTTTTTTAATCATTCTGTTTGCTCTTATAGTTGTTATTGTTTTTTGTTAATCTTCATACATTACTGTGGTGGTATCACCTAATGCCCATTTTGGATTTTGTTCAACGACATATTTCTTAGTGCAGACTTTAAAATCGGGAAACTTTAGTTGCTTTGGATTACTTGCTGCATCCAAAAATAGACAACGATTGTTTGGTTGTGCTGCATACTGACCGTTATCTAGTTCTATAAAATTAAAACTCTTGTGATCCTCTGGCCACTCTGCATAACTTGTATCTATAATATTTAAATCGGGAGCAGAGTGATCTACTGTAAACAAATAATTACCTTGATAAAATTGTTTGTCTTTGGCATAAAACTTAGCCGACAGATTTCTCAAGAATGATTTTTGAATTACAGAAAAATCATAACTAAAACAATCCCAAATTTGTAGTACATCTAAAGGTAAAAACTTCTCAGGTTCAAGATTCGTTGTGCGTGATACAAACGCATGAAGAGGTAGTTTGTCATAAGCAGCACCATAGTTGGGTAAGTAGGATTCTATTCTAAATGCTTGTCCACGGATGCTTTTGATTGAAATCCAGATACATGGTTCATATTCTCCATGACCTTTTTGAAAGTCATAAAGAAATTCTTTACGAACATAACAATGTATAGGTGGTAGGTTTGCAACTAAGTGTGCCATTTATTCCTTCTTTTCTATTTTCTCGGGTTGAACTATTGCTGGTTT